CCCATTTTTTTGCGCGCGCAGGTTTCGGGGGGTGGGGGGTCAACGTGGGTGGGGGCATCTGATGGGACAGCGTGGCCCGGCGCCGAAGCCGGTCGAGCTGAAGGCGCTGGAAGGCGGCCGCGGCAATCGCCCGCTGGACCTGACCGCGACCTTCCGGCCCGAGGTGGGCACGCCGCCTCTGCCGCGCGACCTGAGCCGCGAGGGCAAGAAGGCCTGGAAGCGCCTGGTGCCCGAGCTGCTGCACTACAACCTGCTCAGCAAGGTCGACGCCGACGCGCTGGAGGAGCTGTGCGAGACCATCGGCCTGCTCAAGGTCCTGCGCCGCTCGATCAACGCCGCCCAGGAGCGCCTGCTGGCCGAGGGCAAGGATCCCGCCGCGGCGATCGAGGGCAGCACGCCCAACGGCATGAAGGTCCAGTCGGTGACCTACCAGGCCATGAACCGCGAGCGCGAGAAGCTGCGCAGCATGCTGGGCGAGTTCGGCCTGACGCCGGCGCAGCGCGCGCGCGTGGCCACGGCCATCCGCTCGCAGATGCCGCTGTCGCTGGTGCCCAAAGGCCCGCAGCTGCCGGGCATGGAAACCACGCCGCCGGCGGAGCCCACCGGCTTCGACGCCTTCCCGGACTGAGACCATGAGCGACCGCTTCTATACCGCCATGATCGGCTACGCGCAGCGCGTGGCCAATGGCGAGGAGACCGCTGGCGCACTGGAGCAGGCCGCGTGCAGACGTCTGCTCAGCGACCTGGAGCGCCAGGGCACCGACGCCTTCCCCTACGTGCTCGACCAGGCGGCCGGCTACCGTGCGTGCCTGTTCGTCGAGCTGCTGCCGCACATCAAGGGCGAGTGGGCCAAGCCGGTTTATCAGGACGGCCGCCTCAAGTACGCCACGCTGAAGCTGGAGCCCTGGCAGGTGTTCGCCGAGTACCAGCTCTTCGGCTGGAAGCACCGCGACACCGGCCTGCGCCGCTTCCGCCGCAGCTACGAGGAGATCGCCCGCAAGAACGCCAAGAGCACCCGCGCCGCGGCGCGCCAGCTCTACCTGGTGGCGGCCGACGGCGAGCCCGGCGCGCATTGCTACAGCGCCGCCACCACCGGCGACCAGGCGCGCGAGGTGTTCGACGTCGCCCGCAACATGGCCCTGCGCGTGCCCGAGTTCCTGGCCCGCTTCGGCGTCACCGTGGGCAAGCACGACATCACGCTGCCCGAGACCGCCAGCAGCTTCAAGCCGCTCAACGCCGAGGGCAGCACGCTGGACGGCCTGAACATCCACGGCGCCGTGGTCGACGAGCTGCACGCGCACAAGACCCGCGCCGTGTGGGACGTGATCGACACCGCCGATGGCGCGCGCAGCCAGCCACTGGTCAGTGCCATCACCACCGCCGGCACCGATCGCTCGGGCATCTGCTATGAGCTGCGCGACTACTCGGTCAAGGTCCTGCAGGGCACCGCGGTCGACGAGACCTGGTTCGCCGCCATCTACACCATCGACGACGGCGACATCTGGCACGACCCCACCGTCTGGCGCAAGGCCAACCCCAACCTGGGCGTCAGCGTCAAGCTGGACAACCTCGAAGCCAAGTGCCGCAAGGCCCTGAGCCAGCCCAGCGCCGTGCCCAACTTCCTGACCAAGCACCTCAACGTGTGGGTCAGCTCCGACAGCCAGTGGATGAACATGCTGGCCTGGGAGAAGTGCGGCAACGCAGAGCTGCGCCTGGAAGACTTCGAGGGCCAGCCCTGCTGGATCGGCATGGACTTGGCCGAGAAAAAGGACTTCGCCGCGCTGTGCCTGGTGTTCCGGCGCGACGAGGAGTGGATCTTCTTCCCCCGCCTGTACCTCAACGAGGACGCCATCGAGCAGTCGGGCAACGCCCACCTGCAGGGTTGGGCCCGCGCCGGCCACGTCATCGTCACCGATGGCAACGCCACCGACTTCGACGTCATCGCCGATGACCTGCGCAGCTTCTGCCAGCGCTTCGACGTGCAGGAGATCCCCTTCGACCCGGCCATGTCGCGCTACTTCGCCACCAAGCTGGTACAGGAAGGTCTGCCGCTCGTCGAGATCCGCCAGGCGCCCATGTTCTTCACCCAGCCCCTCATCCAGATCGAGAACCTGGTGCTCGAAGGCAAGCTCCGCTTCGACGGCAATCCGGTGATGACCTGGATGATCAGCAACGTGCAGGTCAGCGTCAGCAAGTTCAGCGGCCTGAAGCACCCGACCAAGAGCCGCGAGGAGAACAAGATCGACGGCCCTGTGGCCATGCTCATGGGCCTGGGTCGAGCCATGCTCGATGACGCCAACAGTGGCACGCACCAGCAGGCCTTCGTCGACCTGGCCGACGAGGTGACCCAATGAAATTCGACCCCATCCGCTTCCCTGAGGCAGGGCCCCGCGCCGAAGTGGGCAACACCAGCGGCCTCAGCGCGCAAGAGCTGCTCCGCCTGGGCATCTTTGAGACCTCCAGCTCCAACGGCCCCGCGGTCACCGACACCAGCGCCATGCAGGTTGGCACCGTCTACGCCTGCCTCGACAAGATCGCCGGCGCCGTCTCTCAGCTGCCGCTGCACGACTACCAGCTCGACGACGCCGGCGAGCGCCAGCGCATCACGCCCACCTCGCCCATCTGGTGGCTGCTGAACGAGTCCCCGTCCGACGCCTGGACCGCCAGCGCCTGGAAGGCGTGGATCGTCCGCTGCGTCAAGCTGCGCGGCGACCAGCACACCGAGATCATTCGCAGCGTCACCGGCCAGGTGCTGGGCCTGCTGCCGCACCACCCCGACCACTCGCGTGCCCGTCGCGTGGGCCGTCGCTTGGTCTACGACGTGTGGGATCCGCAGACCGGCAAGGTGCGCGGCGTCGACCAGGACGACATGCTGCACTTCACCGGCTTCGGCTTCGACGGCGTCAGCAGCATCAGCGCCATCAAGTGGGCGGCCCGCAACGCCATCAGCAACAGCTTGGCCGCCGCTGGCTACATGTCGCGCACGCTGGGCACCGGCGGCATGCCCCGGATCGCCGCCGAGTTCCCCAACAAGCTGGGCAAGGAACAGGCCGACATCTTCCGCGAGTCCTTCCGCAAGACCTACCTCGAAGACGGCAACGGCCCCAAGCTGCCGCTGGTGCTCACCGAAGGCGCCAAGGCCGCCGTCCTCAGCATCAGCCCCGTCGACCTGGAGCTGATCGCCGCCGCGAAGCTGGACAAGTCCACCATCTGCGAAGTGATGGGCGTGCCGCCGATCATCATCGGCGACAGCGAGAAGACCTCCAGCTGGGGCACCGGCGTCGAGCAGATCACCATCGGCTGGGTCCGCTTCGGCATCCAGCCGCTGGTGGGCTCTTGGGAAGAGGAGCTCAACCGCAAGCTGTTCCGCCGCGCCGGCAAGTTCCTCGAGTTCAGCCTTGAGGCCCTGCTGCGCGGCGACAGCAAGACCCAGTCCGAAGTGTTCCGCTCCGCCCTCGGCGGCCCCGGCACAGGCGATGGCTACATGACCATCAACGAGGTGCGCAAGCTCAAGAACCTGCCAGCCATCGCAGAAGCCTGGGCCAACCAACCCTACCGCGCACCGCGCGACAAACAGCCGCCCGCAGCGGCCTGACCACCATGAAGCACAAGCTCCTCCAACTGCTGGGCGACAACGCCCGGGCAGACCGCAGCGCGCCCGCGGTGCGGGCCGACACCAGCGGCGACACCGCCAAGGTCTACGTCTATGACGTCATCGACAGCTACTGGGGCGCTAGCGCCAAGGACCTGATCGATGCGCTGCAGGCCGCCGGCGACAAGAAGGTCGATCTGCACATCAACAGCCCGGGCGGCGATGTGTTCGAGGCCCGCGCCATGGTGGCCGCTGTACGCGCGCACGCGCCTGGCGTGACGGTCTACATCGACGGCCTGGCCGCCAGCGCTGCCACCTACCTGGCCCTCAGCGGCCAGGCCGTGCACATCCAGGAAGGCGCCATGTTCATGGTGCACAACTCCTGGACCATCACCTGGGGCAACAAGGCCGAACTGCGCTCCACCGCTGACCTGCTCGAAAAGATCGACGGCACCATCGCCGCCGACTACGCGCGCAAGACCAGCGCCACCGCCGAGCAGATCGCCGCCTGGATGGACGCCGAGACCTGGTTCACGGCTGAGGAGGCCAAGACTGCCGGCTTCGTCGACAGCGTCATCACCGGCACCTCGGCCCAGGCCAGCGCCGCCGCAGCGCGCTGGAACCTCAGCGCCTACGCGCACCCGCCAAAGATCCAGACGTCTGCACAGCCGCCGGCGCCTGACGAAACGGCCCTGTCCGAACAGGCTGCCCGCACCGCCCGCCTCAACCGCAGCCGCCTGGCTGCCCTGGCCCTGAACCTCCAAACCTGACGCGCTCTCGCGCCAGCCCAGCCGCCTGCCAGGCGGCTTTTTTTCGTGCTCACCAACCTCGAAAGGACATCATGAGCATCCAAGCCCTGCGGGAGCAACTCTCCCAAACCAGCCGCGAGGCCAAGAACCTGCTCGCCGAAAAAGGCTCGCAAGTCTGGACCGCTGAAGACCAGGCCAAGTTCGACGGCCTGATGGACGTCTCCGAGCGTCTCACCAAGCAGATCGAAGCGCACCAGCGCCTGCTGGACGAGAACGCCGAGGCCAACTTCCAAGACGCCACCCGCACCGATCGCGGCCGCGGCGGCGTCTCGCCGGAAGCCGCTGCCGCGCGCGAAGGCTTCGAGATCTTCCTGCGCAAGTCCACCCGCGAGATGACTGCCGAGGAAACCCTCAAGGTGCGCAACACCATGAGCACCACCACCGGCTCGGAGGGCGGCTACACCGTCCAGACCACCGTGGCCAAGGAGTGGATCGAGCTGCTCAAGAGCTACGCCTTCATGCGGCGCGAGGCCAGCCAGATCACCACCGAGCGTGGCGAAGACATGGGCTACCCCACCAGCGACGGCACCTCGGAAATCGGTGAACTGGTCCCGCAGAGTACCCAGGCCAGCGGCGCCGACGCCAGCTTCGGCACCCGCGCGCTGAACTGCTACAAGTTCGGCTCCAAGATCATCACCATCCCGATCGAGCTGCTGCAAGACACCAGCATCGACATCCTGGCGCTGATCTACGGGCGCATGCGCGACCGCATCGGTCGCTCGCAGAACGTCTACTTCACCACCGGCACCGGCACGGCGCAGCCCTTCGGCCTGACCGTGGCGGCAAGCGTGGGCAAGACCGGCACCACCGGCCAGACCACCACGATCATCTATGACGACCTGGTCGACATGGTCGACTCGCTGGACGTCGCCTACCTGGACAACCCGGACAGCAACCCCAGCCTGCGCAACCCTGAGCCCTGCTGGATGTTCAGCCAGACCCTGCGCAAGACCCTGCGCAAGCTGAAGGACACCGCCGGCCGCCCGCTGTGGACCCCCAGCTACGACCAGGGCATCGGTGCCTCCACCCACGACTTGCTGATGGGCTACCCGGTGTGCATCAACAACGACATGCCCACCCCGGCCGCCAACGCCAAGAGCCTTGCCTTCGGCAACCTCAAGCGCTACATGATCCGCGACGCCATGCAGGTCAGCATGTTCCGCTTCGACGACTCGGCCTACATGTCCAAGGGCCAGGTCGGCTTCCTGGCCTGGGCCCGTGCTGGCGGCAACCTGATGGACCTGAACAGCGTCAAGACCTACCAGCACAGCGCTACCTGATCGCCGCCCACTGAGCGGCACGCGGCGGCCCGGGCCCAGCGCCTGGCGCCGCCGCGACACCTCCTCCTCAACCTCCACCTGCGAAGGATCGCACCATGGACAAGACCCCCGAACAGATCGCCGCCGACGAGGCAGCCGCTGCGGCAGCCGCTGCTGAAGCCGCCAAGGCCGAGAAGACCGTCGAGGCCCGCGTGCTCAGCGCCTGCGAGTACGGCAACCCCAACGACGTGGCCAACGTCCCGGCCTCGCGCCTGAAGGACGCCAAGGCCGCCGGCCTGGTCGACGACAACAAGGCCGCCGTGGCCTACGCCAAGTCGCTGCAAGCCGCCAAGGCCTGACCCACCACCACCGCACGCACTCCTGGCCATGGCACTCACCCTCGTACAGGCGCCCACCTTGTCGGCCCTCACGGTCGACGAGGCCAAGCTGCATCTGCGCGTCAGCAGCAACGCTGAGGACACGCTCATCACCGCCCTGATCGAGGCCGCCACCCAGGAGTGCGAGCAGCTCACCCAGCGCGCCATCCTGGCCCAGGACTGGCGCCTCACGCTGGACCAGTGGCCCAGCACCAGCGGCACCAGCAGCGTGATCGAGCTGCCCCGCGGCCGCGTCACCGCTGTCAAGACCGTCACCTACGTCGACGCGGCCACCGGCAACACCAACACGCTGGCGGGCACCGAGTACCAGCTCGACGGCAGCTCCGACTACATGGGCCGCCTCATGCCCGCCTACGGCAAGACCTGGCCGCAGGCTCGCCTGCAGCTGGCCGCCGTGGCCATCACCTTCACCGCTGGCTGGCCCACTGCGGCCGAAGTGCCCCAGCTCATCAAGGCCTGGCTCAAGCTGCGCATCGGTGCGCTGTACGAGAACCGCGAAGCCTGGACCCAGGGCAAGGCCATCGAGCGCAACCCGTTCACCGATCGCCTGCTCGATCGCTACTGCCTGCTCACCGCCTGACCACCGAGAGGGACTATGACGATCCGCCTGCTCACTCCCTGGGGGCCGTACCCCATCAATGCCAACGTCGACCTGGGCTCGGCCACTGAGCAGTCCCTAGTGACTGGCGGTGTGGCCAGCGAAGACCTGACCGGGGGCGTCCCCTACGCCGGCAACCCCGACGACCCCACGGCCATCGCACTGCGCGAGAAGACCGCCATCATCAAGGCCGAGCGCGACCACCGCGTCACCTCGGGCGGCTACCTGGCCGATGGCCACTGGTTCCACTCCGACCCCATCAGCCGCACCCAGCAGATGGGCCTGGTGCTGATGGGCTCCAACATCCCCGCCGGCCTGCGCTGGAAGGCCATGGACGGCTCCATGGTCCCCATGACCCCCGCGCTGGCCCAGGCCATCTTCATGGCCGCCGCGGCCGCTGACGCCGCCCACTTCGCCGTCTGCCAGGCCGCGCTCGCCGCCGTCCAGGCCGATCCCACCGGCTTCGACCCGGCCACCATCCTGTGGCCGGCCACCTACCGCTGACACAAGGACCACCGCCATGGCACCCCGCACCCCCATCGCCCCCGCGCAAGACCCCGGCCTGATCTCCGATCCGGGCACCACCACCGAGCAGACCGGCACCGACCAGGTCGCCAACGATCCTGCGCCCGCCGATGCCCCCGCGCCCGCGCCGCGGCCCACCACCAAGGTGCGCATCCTGCGCGACGGCCCCATCGGCCGCATGGGCGCCGAGCGCGACGACCTGCCCACCGACTGGGTCGCCGAGGCCATCACCCGCGGCGACGTCGAAGCCATCGACTGACCACCATGGCCTGGCGTCACACCACCGGCAGCCAGCTGGACACCCTGGTCACGCTGCTGCAGCCCACGCTCGCCCAGGAGGGCACCTACGGCAGCAGCAGCTCCACCTGGGCCAGCGCCGGTGATGTGTGGGCCCAGGTGGTCACCTCAGCCGCGTCTGAAGACACCCGCACCGACCAGGTGGTGGCCGTGCAGCGTACAGACGTCCGCATTCGCTACCGCGCTGACGTGGCCGAGACCTGGCGCGTCCGCATCGGCACCCGCACCCTGCGCATCAATGCCGCGCTCATGGTGGGCCGCGGCCAGTGGCTCGACCTCTCCTGCACCGAGACCGACAATGCTTGAGCTCAAGATCAACGGCCTGCAGGCCCTCGACCAGGCGCTCTCCGAGCTGCCGCTCAAGGTCGAGCGCAACATCGTGCGCGGCATGCTCCGCGCCGCGGCCACCGTCATCGTCGGCCAGGCCAAGCAGCGCGTGCCGGTGCGCAGCGGCCGCTTGGCCAAGAGCATCCGCGCCCGCTCCGGCCTGCGCAACGGACGGCCCCAGGCCCAGGTCCGCGTGGGCGGCACCGGCAAGGGAGCGGCCTGGTACGCGCACCTGGTGGAGTTCGGCGCCGCGCCGCACGACATCAAGCCCCGCAACCGCAAGAGCCTGTTCCTGGCCGGCCTGGCGCGCGAGATCGTGCACCACCCCGGCGCCACTGCGCACCCGTTCATGCGCCCCGCCATGGACGCCAGCCACCTGGCCGCCGCTGAGGCCGCAGCCGCCTACGCCCGCAAGCGGCTCACCAAGGAAGGCATCAACCTGCCCGAGCCCGAGCCCGACGACCTGGAGGCCGACTGACCATGGCTGAAGCCCTCGCCGCCGTGCGCGCGCTGCTGGTGGCCGACGCCACCGTGGCCAGCCTGGTGCCGGCCGCACGCATCCAGGCCCTGCGCCGCCCGCAGGGCGACAGCGCATTGCCCGCCATCGTGCTGCAGCAGGTCAGCCGCGTCACCGACCCCGCCGTCGGCGCAGCCCTGCAGCCGCGCTACAGCCGCAGCCGCATCCAGGCCACGCTGCTGGCCGCTGACTATCCCGGCCTGGTGGCGCTGTGCACCGCCGTCGACCTGGCGCTGACCTACCGGGCCGGCACCTTCGGCGGCGTCATCGTCACCACCATCGAGCGCGAGCTCGTCGGCCCCGACCTGGTCGACGACGACACCGGCACCCCCTACCGCCAGGTCGACTTCATGGTCTGGCACCGCGACACCTAGCCAGCCACCACCACCAACCCCCAGCGCCACCGGCCCGCCTCGTGCGGGCCTCTTTATTACCGGAGACCACCATGCCCGCAGCCGCCCCTCTCTACACCCAGCACACCTACAAGGTCGAGGCCGCTTACGGCACTCTGCCGGCCGCCAGTGGCGGCCAGATCCTGCGCCGCGTCAGCGCGCCCATCAACCTCACCAAGGACACCTACGAGTCCAACGAACAGCGCACCGACTTCCAGCGCTCGGACATGCGCCACGGCGTGCGCCGCGTCTCGGGCAAGATCAGCGGCGAGCTGTCCTGCGGCAGCTACGCCGACTGGCTGGCCGCGGCCCTGAAGCGTGACTGGACCAACATCAACAACGTCACCGGCCTCACCCTGACCACCGCGGTCAGCGGCAGCGGCTACACCATCACCCGCTCCGCCGGTGATTGGATCGCCGACAAGATGCGCGTCGGTGTCCTGGGCAAGTTCATCGCAGGCTCGGTCCCCAACGTCGGCAAGCTGTTCCTCATCCTCAACGTCACCACCACCGTGCTGACGGTGGTCCTCTTCAACGGCTACACCCTCACGCCCGAGACCGCCATCGCCGGCTACACCCTGGCCACGCCAGGCAAGGTCAACTACATCCCGCTCACCAGCCACATCACTCGCAGCATCGCCTACGAGAAGTGGTACGCCGACCTGGCCAAGAGCGAGACCTACACCGGCCTGCGGCCCACCAACACCTCCATCAAGATCCCGCCCACCGGCCTGGCCACCATCGACATCGACGTCATCGGTCAGGACATGATCCCCGCCGCGGCGCAGTACTTCACCGCCGCCACTGCCGCGCTCACCACTGGCCTGATGGTCTCGGTCAACGGCGCCGTGCGCGTGGCCGGCGCCCTGCAGGGCTCCATCACCGGCATGGAGCTCGTCATCAAGAGCCCCTGGAATTCCGATCCGGTGGTGGGCACCAACGTGCTGCCCGAGACCGTGCCCGACACCGTCACCGTCAGCGGCTCCATGACGGTCAACTTCGACTCCGTCACGCTGCGGGATGCCTTCCTGAACGAGACCGAAGTGGAAGTCGTCTTCGCCGTCTGCAGCGACGGCGCCGCCGCACCCTCCGCCATGAGCTTCTGCCTGCCGCGCGTCAAGCTGGGCAGCTGCGACAAGACCGACGAGGGCGGCAAGTACGTCAGCTGCACGATCAACTTCGAAGCCCTGCTGTACGGCA